CTGATCCGCTACCGCACCAGCGTGACTAATCTGGCAACAGCGTGATGGCTACCATGGACGAGTACCACGGCCAGGGCGGAACCTACCTCCTGGACCCGAAAACCGGCAAACGGAAGCTCATAGAGCGGACAGAGCCGGCCAATCCCTCTGAACCCCAAGCCGAGGAACTGAGCGATGGCTCTGACACGCAAGAGACTGATCCAAGTTAAGAAGGAAGCCACCTACGGTACCGACAGCACGCCTGCCGGTACTGACGCCCTGCTGGTGCGCAACCTGGAGATCACCCCGATTGAGGCTGATGTCGTCAGCCGCGATCTGATCCGCAACTATCTGGGTAACAGCCCTCAGCTGCTGGCCAATACCCGCGTCAGCATCACTTTTCAGGTGGAGCTGGCGGGCTCGGGCACCGCTGGCACCGCACCCCGCTACGGCTCGCTGCTGCAGGCCTGCGGCTTGTCTGAGACGATCGTGGCCAGCACTTCGGTGACCTACGCCCCGGTGAGCGCTGCGTTCTCGAGCGCCACGATCTACTTCAACAACGACGGCATCCGTCACATCCTGACCGGCTGCCGCGGCACCTTCACTCTGAACGGCGAAGTGGGCCAGATCCCCACGATCGACTTCACGATGGTCGGCGTCTACAACGCACCGACCGACACCGCGCTGCCCACCACCACCTACAGCCAACAGGCCAGCCCGCTGATCTTCAGGCAGGGCAACACCTCCGCCTTCCAGTTCTTCAGCTATGCCGGCTGCCTGCAGTCGGTCAGCTTCGACATGGCGAACGAGACCGTCTATCGCGAGCTGGTGGGCTGCACCAAGGAGATCCTGATCACCAATCGTGCCCCCAGCGGCACCGTGATGATCGAGGCGCCTGCCCTGACCACCAAGGACTATTTCAACATTGCTCAAACCGAGACCACCGGGAACCTCACCTTCCTGCACGGCACCGCAGCCGGCAACCGTGTCACCTTCACGGCTGGCCAGTGCGACATCGCCAACCCGACCTACGCGGATCAGGATGGCGTGCAGATGCTGAGCGTGCCCTACGTTGCGGTGCCGACCACGGCCGGCAATGATGAGCTGAGCCTAGCCTTCACCTGATAGGAGCCCTGCATGGCGTTTGTTCTCAAGCAGTCCGACACCTACACCTGGCCGGTTACCGTCGAAATCCCCATCGACGGCGGCCGGTTCGATCGCCAAACGTTCGACGCTGAGTTCAAACGCCTGCCGCAGGCGCGTAACAATGCGATCATTTCCGCTGCACGGGCTGAGACGACTACGGACCTAGAGGTAGCCAGCGAGGTGTTGGCTGGCTGGAAGGGCATCACCGACGACGACGGCAAGGACATCCCCTACAGCGAGACAACAAAGGAGCAGCTGCTAGACGTGCCTGGCGTGTCTGCTGCCTTGGTTGAGGGCTACATCAACTCTCTGCTGGGAGCCAAGAGAAAAAACTGACAGAGGCCGCCGAGCATTGGGCCGGCGGCGGCGTCATCGATGAAACCGTGTCTGACGCGGCAGCCCTTGGCATCGTGATGCCTGAGCAGCCGCCTGAAGACTTCGAGGTGTGGGAGGAGAACTGGCCGGTGGTGGAGCTGTTCCTACGAGTGCAGACCCAATGGCGCACCGGCATGAACGGCCCTATCGGGCTGGATTACACGGCTGTGGCGTGGGTTCTTAAACTGACAGCAGAGGAAACCGCCCACCGCTCCCTGCTGGAGGATCTGCAGATCATGGAAAGCTCGGTGCTGGCATTCATCGCACGTCAGGAGGGTTGAGGGCATGGCCATGAACATGGACGCCATGCTCCGCATTCGGGCGGATGTAGACGGTCAGAACAAGATCGTTGCGCTGAACCGTGGGCTGCAATCGGTCGGCACCACAGCGGCTGGCGTCACCGGCGCCCTGCGGGGCATGACAGGCGCCGCAGCGGGCCTCTCCGGTGCGCTTGGCACCCTCGCCCCACTGCTCAGTGCAGCCGGTTTGGTGGGCATGGTGAAGGGCACGATTGATGCCGGCAACACCATGTATGACTTGTCTCAAGCTACCGGCGTCTCAGTTGAGGCGCTGGCCCGGTTCAAGAAGGCCGCGGCCACCAGCGGCACGAGTCTAGAAGGCGTGAGCAAGGGGCTGGTAAAGCTGAACAAGGCGATGCTGGATGCGGGCACCGGCGGCAAGGCATCAGGCGCCACGTTCCAGGCTCTCGGCATCAACGTGAAGGGTGCCAACGGTCAGCTCAAGTCTGCCGACCAAGTGATGCTGGAGGTGGCCAACAGGTTCAAGGACATGCCAAACGGCGCCGTAAAAACGGCGCTGGCACTCCGGCTGTTCGGCAAATCAGGCGCCGAACTAGTCCCCATGCTCAACATGGGCGGCGATGCGATCGACAAGCTAAAGGTCAAGATGACCGAGGCGTTTGCCCAGCGCGCTGATGAGTACAGCGACAAGCTGACAATGCTCAGCGGCAAGGTGGGCGCGCTCGGTGCGGACTTGACGATCGCGCTACTACCGGCGCTGGAGCAGATCACTGCCGCTCTAACGGTTGCAGTAACTGCATTCAACGAGCTGCCGGCACCATTGAAGGCTGCAGCTGTAGGCGCTGCCACGCTTGCGATCGCGTGGGGCCCGCTGGCTGGTGCCTTGAAGGGCGGTCAGAAGCTGATCGGGTCTGTGGCCAACGGCCTCGAGATCCTGCGCTATCAGACCGCACTGGCCGGCGGAGTCGTGCCGCTGCTGACCGGCAGCATTCAAGGGCTCAGTGCGGCGATCCTGGCCATCCCCGGTTGGGGCTGGGCACTGGCTGGCGTGGCCGCGCTAGGGCTGCTCAGCAAGGCGCTCTATGACAACAACGAGGACTTGAGGAACTGGGCAAACAACGTCGCGTCGATCATCGCCACGGACTTCTCCAACGCGATGAAGGATCTGGTGGCGCTGGGGTCTGCTGCAGCGCGCGGCGTCAGTGACGCATGGCAGTCGCTGGTGGACATCACGAGCAGTGCGGCCACGGCGATCGGCAACGCATTTGCCGGTCCTTTTGGCTTTATCGCCAACGCTGCCGGCCAGGTGTTTGGCTCTGTGCAACGGAAGATTGCCGAGCTGTGGAATAATATCCCTGCCCCCATCCGCAAGGCGCTCGGCCAAGCCGGCAAGATTGCGCTCGGACCAGGCGGCTACCTCGCAGACGTTGGGATCCGCGCGCGGCAGATGGGCGCGCAGCAGTCTGTGAATCGCGCTGGCAAGGGCGACCTTGGCGGTGGTGGTGGTTTTACTCCTGATCTCAGCGCGCTGGAGTCTGGCGGCGGCGGCGGCAAGTCTGCAGCCGACAAAGCCAAGGCTGCGGCAGAGAAGGCCGCACGAGAGCGTCAACGCAGGCTGGAAGCACTGGAAGGGTCACAGAACGCACTTGCTCAGTCCAAGGCCGAGCTGGCGATTGCGCGGGAGGCTGACCCAGTCCGAAAGATCCAGCTGGAGTACGAGGAGAAGCGCCGCGCGCTGATCTCGGCTGCAAACACTGAAGCGGCAAAGGCGCTCAGCCTTGAGCAAGAGGCCAATATCCAGCGCACTCGCAACGTTGACCTCCAGAAGCTGGACGTGCAGGAGAAGGCCGCGCTGGCCGACGCGTACAAGGAACTTGGAGAGAAGGCGCACGAGGCAGCGCTTGAAATGTCGATGTGGGGCTCAGCCGCGGAAGCCACCCAGTCTGCCCTTGCCGGCTTCCGCGATGGCATCGGCTCTTACCTCGAGAGCATCGGGAGCCTTCGCGAGAACATCAGCAACCTTTCTCAGAACGTCTTCAAGGGGCTGGAGGATGCGATTGTCAGCCTGACCACGACAGGAAAGTTCAGCTTCAGGGAGTTTGCGCTGTCCGTCATCACCGAGATGACGCGGATGGTGACCCGGCTTCTGATCATTGCCCCGATCCTCCAGCTGATCCAAAGCCTGATCCCAGGTGGCAGCGCGCTGAGCGGTGCGAATGCTCTGTCCAAAACGAAGATTTTCCCCGGCGGTGTCTTCGCGAATGGCGGCATCATGACCGGCGACGGCCCGGTGCCGCTGCGCAAGTATGCGGCCGGCGGTATCGCGACCAGCCCGCAGCTGGCGATGTTCGGCGAAGGATCAACGCCTGAGGCCTACGTGCCCTTGCCTGATGGCCGGCGCATCCCTGTGGCCATGCAGGGCGGCAGTGGTGGCACGACGGTGAACGTGAGCGTGGATGCCAAGGGCACCAGTGTCCAAGGCGATGGCGGCCGCGGTGAACAGCTCGGCCGTGCCATCTCGCAGGCGGTGCAGGCAGAATTGATTAAGCAGCGTCGCCCCGGCGGCATCCTAGCGGCGGCGTAAACCATGGCGACCTTCACCTTTACACCGAGCTTTGAGGCCACCGAGAGCAGCGCACCCCGCGTGCGCAAGTTCGCGGCCGGTGACGGCTACGAGCAGCGGGTGCGCTTCGGCCTGAACACCAACCCCAAGGAGTGGACCCTACGGTTCGCCAACCGCACCGACACAGAGCGCGATGCAATCGCCGCATTCCTAGATGCGCGCGGTGGGGCTGAATCGTTTGACTGGACCCCGCCCCGCGGCACGGCCGGCAAGTATGTCTGCGAGGAGTGGCAGGTCACGCTGAGCAACTGCAACAACAACCAGATCCAGGCCACCTTTCGCCAGGTCTTCGAGGTCTGATGGCTGTCCCCGTCTCCGATCTTCAGGCTGTCGCGCCCAGTGCCGTCATTGAGCTATTCGAGCTGGAGCTGAACGCCACGCAGCACGGCGCCAGTGAGGTGTTCCGCTTCCATGCCGGCACCAGCTTGAACAACAACGGCGAACTGGTTTGGGCTGGCAACA